GCCAACGACAGTCGAATCGGGGCGATTATCGCTTTGAACGGGGAAATTGCTTCCCGTGGTGGAACCAAATCCATAGGTATATCAACCGGGAGGCCCTGGAATGCTGCCTGACGCGAAACACATTCTTCTTGAGGGCGACAAGGGGTTTGCTCTCTATGAGGACGATCAGAAAATCGTGACATGGGGCCCCGAGGAGACTGAATCGCACATCCAGTCTCAGTTAGATCGACGCGGCATAGAGTCGGTGGCTCGTCGCAAGTGGCGGCACGCAAGTTTCCCCGTAACCATCCCGAGACCGGCAAAGACCTAACACCCATTCCCAACTTTTTGGAGGCATAAATGACCACTTTCACGCTGGTAAGTGATTCTGCGGGCAACCGCGCTCTGTACGAAGACGGCACAAAGGTCGCCACCTGGGATCGTCGTGAAAAGCTCTCAATGGCCCGCATAGAGCAGCAGATTGCCCTCCGTGCTGGAACCCATGAGGTTGAGTATGACCTGGTTGAATTGACGCCGATCCCTGACTCCCTGCCGGAGGAGGAGGCGCCGAAGGAGAAGAAAAGCGCTGCCGCAAAGCCTCGTGCCCCGAAGGGGGCTGATGATGACCCCAAGAACCCATCGCCGGCTCGGACGAGTGACCCGGCACCCGGTAACGCCTGATGGGCTTGCCGGCTACTGGTCGGCTCCCCCCAAGGAAACAGAAGTTCGTTGAAGAGCTGGTCCGAAGGGGGAGCGCTCACGAAGCCTATTTGGCCGCAGGCTACAAGGAGAGTCGCCTTTCCCGGCGCAAGGCGCGTGCTCTTGAGCGTGAGCTGACTCGTGAAATTTCTGAGGAGGTCTCCAGGTTCGCTGGGTCGAACGAAATGGCGATTCTCGGCCTGTCGGTTTTGAAGAAGTTGGCAGAGTCCGCTGAATCTGCGCCTGTGAAGCTGAATGCTGCAAAGGAGTTGCTGGCAAGAACCCTCCCGGAAGCACCGAAGGAGGTCAACTACACGCACCGCGTGATGCACTTGTCGGACGACGAGATTGACGCTCGCATACGCCAGATACAAGGGGAGCTTGTAGTCAGTGAGCAGTGACCGGTTGGCGCTACTTCAGGAACTTGAGAACCTGACAGCGGAGCAGAAGGCGCGCCGCAGCAGTAACAAGCTCCAGTACTTCAAGCCCTACCCCTGGCAGCAGGAGTTTATGAACTCCTCGGCGGACAACCAGCAAACCCTGTTGATGGCCGCTAACCGTGTCGGGAAGTCAATGACGGGGGCGGCGAACATTGCGGCGCACGCTACCGGTCGCTACCCGGGCTGGTGGGAAGGTCATCGTTGGGACCATCCCGTTGACATCTGGGTGTCTGGGGTTTCGGCTGAGTCAACACGGGACATCCTGCAAGAAGAACTTTTGGGTCCGCCCGATGACATCGCTTTGATGGGTACCGGGATGATTCCGAAGGAGTGCATTGGGAAGACGGTTCGCAAGCCGCAGGTTCCCAATGCGATCCAGTCTGTCCGTGTGAAGCACTTCACTGACGGACGCTTTGATGGTTGGTCCCGGATCACCTTCAAGGCATTTGAGCAGGGCGAGAAGAAGTTCATGGGCTCCTCGGTTCACGAGGTCTGGCTCGATGAGCAACCGCCGGATGAGCTTTTTGGCCAATGCGTGACTCGTACTGCAAATACGGGCGGGCACGTCTCCATGACCTTCACACCTGAAGATGGGGTAACGGCCGTGGTGGCGCAGTTCACCCGCGACCTTAAGCCGGGGCAGGCTCTTATTGGCGCTACGTGGGATGACGCGCCCCACCTGACAAAGGAGGTCAAGGAGCAGCTTCTCGCGGTTTATGGCGAGCATGAGCGTGAGATGCGTTCTAAGGGCATCCCGCTGTTCGGCTCCGGGCCGGTGTTCCCTGTATCGGAGGGCGACCTGATCTGCGAACCCTTTCAGGTGCCGATATTCTGGAAGGGTATTGGTGGTCTGGACTTCGGCTGGGATCACCCCACGGCAGCGGTGTGGCTGCGCTACGACGCGGACAGCGACACGATCTATGTCGTGGACTGCTATCGGCGCCGGAAGGAAACAATTGCCTTCCACGCGGTGGCGATCAACTCACGGCCGAGGGTTCCCTTTGCCTGGCCACACGATGGACACAAGCAGGAGTCGGGGAGCGGTGTTGGTCTTGCCGATCAGTACCGAAATCACGGTGTGAAAATGTTGCCTTTTCACTTCACCAACCCGATTGCTCCCGGTGAGTCCGGGCGGGGTAATTACAAAGTCGAGCCCGGCATCAACGCCATGCTTGAGAGGATGCAGACCGGTCGCTTTAAGGTCTTCTCGACGTGCAGTGACTGGTTTGAGGAATTCCGCATGTACCACCGCGAAGACGGAAAGATCGTCGCATCCAATGACGATCTGATGTCCGCCACGCGCTACGCAGCTCAGTCCTTGCGCTTTGCAGAGGAGCCCATGGCCTCGGGTGGCTATGGGCGGCCCTTCTCGGCTGAACTGAAATATGAATCAATTGGGGTTCTTGCCTGATGGAAGACCGCGAACTTTCAGCGCTGATTGACCAGGAGTGCCAAAGCGCTCTTGGGATTGAGTCCTCGAAGCTGGCAGACCAGCGCGCGGACGCAATGAAGCGCTACTACGGCGAGCCATACGGGAATGAGGAGCCTGACCGCTCCAGTGTTGTCACCCGCGAGGTGATGGACACCGTAGAGTGGATCAAACCGGAATTGATGAAGCTATTCGCCTCCGGTGGGGATACGGTTCGCTTTGAGCCTGAAACCCCGGATGACGTTCCTGCTGCTGCCCAGGCCACGGACTATATCAACTACCTCATTCACCGCCGGAACCCCGGGTTTCGCATCATTTACGAATGGATCACGGACGGGCTTCTCCAGAAGGACGGCATTGTTAAATGCTGGTGGGATGATGGCCTGCGCCGCCAACGCGAGGAATATGCAGGCATCTCTGAAGCCGAAATGCTTGCCTTGGCCATGGATGAGCGAATTGAGGTTGTCCAGCAGCAGAGTTACGACGACCCCTCTGCTGTAGAACAGCGCGAGAAAGCCGTGCAGGCCATGAACCAGCAGATGGAGCAGATGCAGGCCCAGCTTCCTCCTGAGCAACTGGCTCAGATGCAACAGCAGATGCAGGCCCAGTTGGATCAGCCTATTCCCCAGGTCTATGACGTTGCGGTTATCCGGGAGTTTCGGAGGAATGCAGGTGTACGGATTGAAAACGTACCCCCGGAGGAGTTCATCAGCTCCGGTCCGAAGAGTGTGCAGGATGCGGCCTTCAACGCTCATCGTCGGGAAATCACCATTTCCGAATTGCGCGAGATGGGATACGACTTCGATGAAGAAGAACTTCCCAGTTCATCGGATAATTTCTGGGCCAATGAGGAGAAGCTGGCCCGTCATCAGTTTGACGGCACGGAAGATGTATTAGGCGGCGGGACGTGGCGTGACCCTTCAATGCGCGAAGTTGAGGTTATTGAAGCCTACATCCGCTGTGATTATGACGAGGATGGTGTTGCTGAACTTCGGAAAGTGGTGAAAGTTGGCGATGTAATCCTCGAAAACGAGGAAGTTGACTGCGCCCCCTTCTGTCACTGGACGCCGATCATTATCCCGCACAAGCTGAACGGCCTGTCTGTGGCCGACCTTGTGGTTGATCTTCAGCGCATCCAGTCCCAACTGTTCCGCAACATGCTGGATAACCAGTATGCACTCCTCCACGGTCGGTATGAGGTTCTTGACGGGCAGGTAAACCTTGATGATCTGCTGACTTCTCGTCCCCACGGGATTGTCAGGACGAAGATGCAGGGTGCTGTAAAGCGACTTGATACGCCGGAGCTTCCGCAGTCCGCATTCCAGATGCTGGGTTATGTAGATCAGCTCAGGGAGCGCCGTACAGGGGTTTCTGAGCGCACTCAGGGTCTGGATCAGAACCAGCTTAACTCAAACACAGCGGCGACCGCTGTGAATCAGGTAATGACCGCCGCCCAGCAGCGTATTGAGCTTATTGCGAGGGTGTTTGCTGAGACCGGTCTCACGGACCTGTTCCGCCTGATGTACAAGTTGGTACTTCAGAACCAGACCGCTCCAGATATTGTCCGCCTGCGTGACCAGTACGTTGAAGTAAATCCCTCCGACTGGAGGGACCGGCATGACGTGAGTGTTGTGGTTGGTCTTGGTAATGGCTCTCGGGAATCGGAGATGCTGCATCTGAACATGGTTTTCCAGAATCAGATGACCCTGGCCCAGAACCCGCAGTATGCGTCATTGGTTCAGCCGCAGAACATCTACGAGGTAGTAGAAGATCAGGTGAAAGTGCTGAACAAGGCTTCAGCAGGCCGATACTTTACTGATCCACGGTCGCCGGCTGCCCAACAGGCTGCCCAACAGGCGCAACAGCAACAGA